GTTACACTTCTTGCAGTTGGTGTGAACTGGCTCTATAGTATTTCTATGATCGCCCTAATTAGCCTGGCGAACCATACACCCAGGGAACCTACGGAGCACAGGGTATAAGGTGAGCAGTTTAGCCACTTACTCAGGTGGTTTCCACTCTATTTATTTATACACGCATTTCTGTGGTCGTGTTGATTTAGTTAGAGATAACGAGCAACGGCATTGTAAGTAGATGTATTAACTACTTCCTCGTCCGTCATCTTTAGGATACGGATTGCGTTAGACATTTCCTCTTTTTGCTCTGTGTATGTGTGGCGGTGGATTACCTCAAAGTCCTTTTCAGGCTCTTTAGGGAAAGTGCCTTCCTTAACAACAATGTCGAAATCAACATTGAGAGTGTTGTTCCAATTACGATAAGATGTGCGTAGGTTTTCAGACTTTGAGAAGTTAGCAATAGCCCACTTTCCAATTTCCTTTTTCCATGCTTCTACCTGCTTCTGATACTTTGCTTCATTTGCTTCTTGTGAGGCATACTCTTTTTCTAATTGTGCTAACTTAGTTTCTAGTGCCTTGATTACTCGCTGAGTAGGGATTTTTACTGAGATTGCTTTTCCTCTAGCCATTTGTTTTTCCTTTTCTTTTGTGGGGTATTAGTTGGGGGTGTTGAGTAGTTTTAATTCATACTCAGGAATAAACTATTTACTTACTTAGCCGTCCAAGTTGTGTAACGAGCCTGTCCATTTACATCTAACTTCACACGCACATTTCCATTTGCCTGTGGGTTGATTTCTGTGATAACTCCTGTTACCTTTGACTTCTGTGTAGTGAAAGTATCGCCTACCTTGTAAGTTGCTGTTGCTACTGCCATTTTTTTCTCTTTTCTGTTTAGGGGTTGTTATTTGGTTATACCTAAGTATAACATTTTGGGGAGAAAAATGTCAAATCGAAACCTAACATTTCTCACATTTTGAGATTACTTAGAGGTCTTGACCATAGCAAATCGGTGTGCGCCATTTGCCATGCGTAATGAAACTCTAGTTAGTTTAGCATTTATAGGGGTGAAGTCGCTAATGCGTCCTGTAATGCCTGTCTTGCTTGTTGTGAATAAATCACCGATTTGGTAAGTGTATCCGCCTAGTGTCATTTGGGTCTTGCCTTTCGTTGTGGGGGTTAATTGCTTATAGTATAATTTTAGCAGAAAAATGTCATAAATGCCAATTCTGGGGAGGTTCTGGGGTGTGTTCTTAAACACATCTTAAAGGCGTGTCGAAACTTGACAAATTGGATTTTGCCGACGTGCCCACTTTCATCATCACTGCAAGAAAAATAAAAAAATCAAACACCAAAAGAAAAATATAACTTGTGTAGTACTCATGCTATCTCATTTCTTACTTGATGAAAAAATTATATCACTCTTAGAGTATACACAAAGTGAGCAAGAAACGCAAGCGCTACCATTAGATGAAATAAGTGGAATCTGCTTATTATTTTCAGGACACTTAGCAGCAGGCTTACCAATCATTTCTTTTATGTCTGCCTTACCAATTGCAAAATTCTTAGCAAGGTATGCCATGCGGACCCCGCTATTAATTTTTAGATCAACGGCAGTTTTAACATTCTCGCTATCAGCAGAAAAATACAATGATAGATTAGATACATCCTTAAGAATCAATGCAGCCGCTTTAACACGAGTGTATACCCAGAATTGAATATCTGGTTGCTCTTCAATTACCATTCGCCATGCATGCGTGTAGTCATCGCTAAAGAAGTCTCCGTCCCAGTGGATACGGAATAACATGGGAGCGTCTTTCTTTACACAATCAGTTTTAAATTCTGCAATCATTTCTGAAAGTAAAGTATACATGGTCTGACGATCAGCGTCTTTAAGCAGGGACCAATTATGAAGAAGGTTAACCTTTACGGTTGGGAATATCTTTTCCAACTTGCCTGCATAGCAAACACTTTCGCAGACACTCGTAGCGCCAGGACATGAATAGTTTTTTCCTGCAGGTAGTCCGAAGGTATTTGCGATACTTGCTTGTTTTCCATTAGGGGTGACGGCATTAGCAACCTTTCTATCTTTAGATCTTTTTAGTTTAAGTGTATTAGTAGTCAAGGCCAAGGCTCATTTCTAGTGCGATATCCTCGTTATAGTCCATAGTCATTTCTTCAAGAAGGCAATGGGTACATTTTTCTTCATATGCGTCAACCGCATTTTCTTTACATTCTGGGCAGGTTGTTGCGTAGTATTCGTCATAGAACTCATCTGCGATATTTCCCATAGGGTTATTCTCCTTTTTGTTGATATTTATATTGTAGCATTTCGGACTGACATTTTCTACCCTTGCGAGAGTAGGCTTTTTTAGAAGGCACGGCAGAGGCAGCGTTGCTACGGCGTAATTCCATAAGCCTGCGTAATTCCTCTGGAGTCTTTTTCATATAATAATCTTAGCACACTGGGGTAAAAATATCAACTTCTTAAATGTGATAAATCTCACAAGGGCGGGACGTGGCCCACGTGCATTTTTGTGCGGGGAAGCACACAAAAATACTTTCTTATTCGTTATATGATTCAATCATTACATATAATTTAAACACATGCTCATAGGTACAAGTAAAAATATCTTGTTCACCAAAATCATTTCGATATGTAACTTCATAGTTATCACCTGAAGCATCATCTTTAATTGAAATAACTTCTACAATATCTAAATCAATTTCAATTAAATCACCTTCCATCAACTGTCCTGGTGTTAGCAAATCTGCGTATACAAGTTCCATGTTTATCATTGTATCAGACATTTTATTCCTCATCTTCATATTCATCTACTGGGTCAATAAACCAAGACAAGTGGTGTTGGTCTACAATTGCGTGTGCGGGTGCGTGACTCATGCCTTTATAGAATACGCCTTCAGGCATAGCAATAAATCGGTCATAGTCCTCATCATAGTATGCGTCAATTGCTTCGATACATGGCTGAACCATGCTTAGTGGTACGGGTGGATAGTGATTACCCTGTAAGTGATACGCTAACTGCGTTTCTAAATCTAATACGCTATCTGCTAATCCAATTGCTGTTACTGATCCCATTATTATTTCACACTCACATTTCCGTTGCTATAGAAGGTTTTAGTATACATTTTACCCATAGGGTCTGATAAGTTATAGGTTGCGTATTCTTTAGCGGTGCCATAGTCCACGCAATTATTCCACGCATTAACTATTTCTAGCATGTCTGCGCTTCGTGTTGTTGATACAAGTTCGCCATCATAGGCGATAGTTAGTGAGTAATTGTATTCCATTATTCTGCCTCTTTCGTTGTAAATAGTGCGCCTTCATTAAGTAAGCCTAATTCCAAATTAAACAATTCATCTTCATTAGCCTGAGCCAAGTCTATCCAACCTGCGCCCTCATTGTCAAATCTAAAAATCTCTACGTATCCCATTAGTTTTCACACTCGCATTTCTCATAAGGGTCAAATTGGCAAAACTGGCAACCCATCATTTCGCTACAATTTTTACATTGGTATTTAAATTGGTGTTCATCACAACACACAAAAAGTAAATCCCAAATAAAATAGTTATCTGTTTTATCTATAACTGTTGCCATAGTTACTCACCAACCTTAACTGCGATAGTCGCAAACTTATTTCGCAAGCCTCTAGCATTAACCTCAATTAAATAGGCTTCGGTATTATCTCCATACCAAATTGCTGGGCGTGGAGTAGCGGATACAATTTCTCCCTCAAAGTGGCGAGAGCGTGAGCGATAAGTTTTTCCTACAAGTAGGTTTTCGATAGTGTATAGTTTAGTAGCCATTGGGGCAACCTGCTTTCTTTTTGTTTAATTACTTTATTACTATGTAATCCTATCATTACCCACCGACAAAAATCTACCTACTAGCGAGTAATCTTAAATAATGAGACGCTCAAGTCGTGTGATTAATCTCACAAAATTTCGGGCGTGTCGTAACAACCTTCTTAAACCTGTGGATAACCCCTGTGGATAACTTTGCACGTGCAAAAATTTGAGCAGTTTTAGATCATGCTCAGGATTTTATTTTTTTATTAAATTAAAGTGATGACATCTCATCACGATTACACGCAGAAATAAATCTGTTAAAATCAAATCTTGGATTATCCTCTGCGAAAAATCCAGCAAACTCATCAACTAAATCGTGATAAGTAAACTCATCACCGATTAAATCTTTATAAGATGAAAGAATTTGAGCAACGATTACATAGTCTTTACGAGTCATCATTATTCGGCCACCTTTAGAATTGCGTAAGTTCCACGAGCATTGATTTCATCAAGCACTGGAGCAAGTTTAGGAGTTATCAAATCTCTTAGCATTGATTCTAAAAGATGAATTTGAGAAATTTCATCAAGGCGCAAAAACTCTTGTGCTACTGGATGAGTTTCATCAAACTCGGTTACAAACTTTAGGGAGTGTTCTACTTTTATCATTTATTTTATTTCCTATTCTTTTAGTTGTTGTTTAAAAAATTGTCTTGCTCGATACCAAAATCGCACTCGCAAGTTTCGACATCATAGTCATAGTCATTACCGAAAAAAATTAGTCCTGTTGAGTTACACTCATCGCAGGGAATAGAAAGAACGGAGTTTATCATTTATAGAACCGCCTTTCCTCTAAGTGTTCCTGATACGCCTAAAGCGTCGCAGGCTACTTTTACGGATACGCCAACGGGTAATTGTGTTGGGTAAGTTGATAGGAATTGAGCAACCGCACCACGAGAAGGGAGAGCGATTTTTTTGGTAGAACCATTAAAGGTTTCTAGTGTTATAGTGTAAGTCATTTATAGACTTCCTTTCTTTAAGTTGATAAGACTATCTTATCATTAGCCACCGACAAATTGGGCACTTATTTGCTTAGGCTCACTGTGATACTCGTCACATTTATTTGCTAAGGCTCATTGCTTATTTATCTTTATTTAATTGTATAGTAGAATACTACCATAAAAATGTCAAAAAGTCAAGGCGACACGCCGTAAATCGGGAAAATAAAAGTGTGACCTTAAACACATTAGTTATACACAGCCTGTGGATAACTCCCCACGTCCGAAATTATTCGCCTTTCACGAATAAATAGGATCCATAGAATAAACAAATAAAAGAAAACCAAAATAGTGCGTTACCGCTAATAAAAAAGTTACTCATTTATTTCCTCGATTTCATTTAGCAATTCCCAAAGAATTGGTTCTAACGCAATTGCGCTTTCATCTAATTTTTGTTGAAGTGTTTTCATTGTGGCACCACCTCTACATGAAAAGCGTTAAACTTTTCTAATTCGTTTTCGCTAAGTGGCATTAGCGTTTTGTTTAGAGCGAATACCGCTCTCATTTCATCTTCTGCCTCTACGACATAAGAAACTAGCACATTGTATTTAGTCATTATTCATTTTCCTCAATTTCTATTTCGAAACAATCTGTTTTTAGTTCTTTTAGCGGGGTGCTATAAATTAGATAAGTCGCCTCATCTTGGTCAATCGCATTTACCTCAACGGCAATACTATAAATAAACTTTGGCATTATTTAACTCCTTTGTATAGGTAGTCCCAAGCCTTACGGCACATTAAAATTGACTCACAGTTATCGCAACAGATAACACCATGAGGGTTAAGGTCTACATCATAGACATCAACAGAAGCGAAAGACTTGCCACACACAGAGGCAAGGTTTACATAGGTACTCATTTATTTACTCCTTCGAATAATTCTTTACACTTATTAGGATTTTCCCAATAAGGCTGACCCTCATGATAGAGGGCGGGGGCTAACACAACCTGACCGCAAGGGCATAGGTTCATCATGCCTTTAGGGTAGTCGTTTACAGTAGCAAACTTAGTCCAAATACTCATTTAGACACCTTCCAATCTGTCCACATAGGCAGACGCTCTGGGTCGGTATCGTTATACCAACGCTCTATGTTCTGCTCACAATTTTGGCAGAAAGTAAATTGCTCATCTCCTACATTAGAGATAGCGGATACCATAGGGTTATGGTCTTTACATAGTGTAAGTGTAGTCATTTTAGACCACCTTTCTTTAGAGGATTTCTTTACCTCATTTTTTCTTGATACTGTAAGTATAGCAGGGGGGTACGACAAATTGAGGGGTACAAATACTACCAAATCGGACATTGTGAGGTAGGTCACATGAGATGTACATCACATTTTTAAGGGGAATTATAACAATTACGTAACAAAATTAATTTTATCGGTGTGTCGACTTGACACGTGGGCCGTGTGATGCAAATCACATGCGACACGCCGTGCTAGGACTTGACTTTTTGGGTATTGTGTGGTAGTATTCTACTATAAAATTAAATAGTGAGTAAATAAGTGTGATGTATATCACAAAGCACACGCTCCAAATAGTGAGACTACTAGCCAGTATACTAGACAGTACGAGATTTGTGTGCTAGACTTACATAGTAAGAAAAATTAAATAAGGGTAGAAAAAGTAAATAGGCGAAATCCCTGCCAGTACAAAATCCTAGTGAGCCTTATCTAACAAGATAAGCAAATAACCTAGGTCAAGGAAACAAATAAGCACAAGGCTTATTGCATTAACGAAAGGTGGTCATCATGACTACACTAGATAACAATTACATTAACTCATCTACCTATGGTAACATGACCCTAAATCAACGAATTGCCCTTGCTGCTGAAAAGGTAGCAAATGGCGAGGTAGTTAATTTTAGAGGTGCTAGTGTTACTACATACGCTAAGGTTATGCGCCTTGCTAATCGAATTAAGCAAGAGCGAGAATTTCCTCAATGCCCATGCGAGGAGTGCTAACATGGAAGAAACATATTGTGAAGAATGTCTAGATAACCTAGACTATGATAAGTTTGACTCTCGCTTTGAGCGACCAGTATGCCAAGAGTGTGCATACACACTACAATTAACGCCAGATTTAGAAGAAGGAGATTACTAATGAAAACTAATTTCGAATTAGCGCAAGAGATAAAAGTCCTTGCTAAGAAACACTATGGAGACATGGATTTAGCATTCGCATGGGGTTGTGCTCAAGCATTACTAACCGCTAAGCAATTAGAATTAATTTTAGGTATGTTACAAGAGAAAGAGGTTAGTCAATGAAGATTACACTAACAAGCACATCAGGTGCTACTAAAGAAATGAATTTCGATACTAAGGAACATGTACTAGAGTTTATCGAACTATACAAGGCTACCCTATACCAAGGCCAAGCGGTATGCATAGACGCACCACTGATAGGCATCCATAGTGGGTGGATACAAGGCAGGGTACCTAGAGGGTAACCTTGCACCAGTAGAACAAATAGCATAAAGAATGATCCCTATTATGGGCACACTATTCTTTTGTGTTATTTTTGTACAAATCATGTATCATACATCTGGACAAAATATTCAGATTTTAGGCTATTTAGGTTTTACAAAATTATTCAGAATTGTGATATAATGGTTTCTATGACAGAAGAAACATACTCAGGCCCAATGTGTTGTGCAGCATGCACATGCACCAACTCTCACTCATCAGTAGAGCAGTCAGACGAAGAATAAAAATGGGTATCCTAGACAATCTTGAAAATGCCTGGGATGCAGATTTCTTATTTGAATCTAAGCCTATGCCAATAACAGACAATATGGGTAGAACAATAGAAGACACATCTTTGGCTGTAAAAATATTTTCAGAAACTTGTTGCAAAGATTGCGAATGTAAAAATGGATAGCGATCAACAAAAACTTAGTCCAGAACAAGCACAAGCAATTTTATTATTTCAGATTGAGCAGAAACTAAGGTTTGCTATTGCAAAACAAGTTGAGGATAGATTCCATGTTATGTATCATGACGCATCACACGTAATAGCACAATATATAAGAAACAGTGCTTAAGGGTAATTAGACCCATCGTGGAGTTCTACATCTCCAAAAATGCAAGGGTTTAAAAAAACGGGATCGTCAACAGATCCTCTAACAAAAGCAGTAGAAAAATACCTATATAAATCATTTTCAACTTTTAAAGTACCATGTAGTATATTTCCACCATGTAAAACCAGTGATCTTGCTTTTGGTTTGTGAACAATGCCTAACTCTGGATATTCAATCTCTCCGCCTACGTAATCATCATTATAATATATAACGATTCCATAACGAATATAATAATCTAGATCTTTAAGCCAATAATCTCTATGTGGACCCATTGACTCTCCTTTGTTATGTCTTTGTAGTGCAATATCTCCGACATAGAGCAAATTGGAAAAAAGGTTTTTTATATTTTTATTAACATCGTCAAAAATTTCGGGGAGTTGGCCTAACTTCTGTTTGCCATAAAAGAAAGTATCCTTCTGCTCCTCATGCCACCAATCAGATTCATCTAGCGATTGGCAATACTCCAATATCCTGGTTTGCTGATCGACTGCTACAAAATCTTCGATTTCATATATGTCTGGCGAAAGTCTATTTACCTTCATCTACTAATTCCCACATATTGATATCTACAAAACCCCATCGAGACTTGTCCGCCAACTCTTCAGTTTCTGCCTCAATAACAATTCTCACATTTGACTCAATATCAAATCCTGGAACGTAGTCAACTTTGGCGTTAACTAAATATGCTTCTTCAATTTTGGATAAAATTGGTTTGTAATAATATTTAGGCAATTAGTCCAGCCTCTTTCATACGCTCATACATGTTTGCTGTAATCAAACTTAGCGCTGGCTGGCTTTGTGAAATTTGTGCTTCAGTTTCTTCTGGACTCATGCCACCTTTTTGGCACATCTCACGATTATCATCGTTAATGCTCTTTAACATAAGTTCTACTGCTTCGTCTTTTGTCATGTCCATTCCTTTTCTTGGTCGTAGGTTACAGAGTATTCCCCTGTAAATATTTCTGCATAAGAAATTATATCTCTATTATACCGTATAAGAGTCTCTATGCCAACTTTGTCACATATGTACTTACTACCCCTGGTAAGTCTTTCAAACTTCATCCCCTGGGCTTCTAGGGCCTTATTAAGGGTATCCAGATATCTTGTCTTGCCGTATCTTTTAGATGTAAATGATTGATCAACATAATCAAACCTTGCTTGTGCATCATTTCTTTTTGCAATGTCCGAATTGTCTATTATGTACTTTACTGCAGGATGATCCATCCGTTTTGACCAGTTTCGCATGTTGTTGCTGTATTTTTCCATATTGCGTAGTGTTGAATCAGCAAAAGCCATGCGTATAAGGTCTGCATCGGAGGTTAAAACCTCTGTTGCGAACGAAATTAAAAAAGCGGTTGCGAAGGGAAACTTGTCGCTATATGTCGAAACGCCGAAGTACACATTCGGATTAAATGACTTACTTGACATACCGTCCTCTATTAATCGCATATGATTTCCGAGAGAAACAAACTCTTCTCGATTCATATCGCAATCAACAAACAAACAATCTTCTGGATTGATGTCGTCGGCCAAACATAAAAGATTCTTGTCATATGAACCCACTATTTTCGAACCGTTAAAACGCTCCAATAATTTTGCGGTCATAAAACCATCCATATCAGGGGATATAATTAAATTCTTAGAATACTCCAAGGTTTCAAGTATGGATGTTTTCATTTTTGTAAAATACTCCCCTTATAATAATCTAGTTATGACAATCCAGGACTGGGCTTCGTTAATCGTAGCAATACTTACAATTGTATCATCAATCGCCTTTGCGATCAAGTGGCTTGTCAGACATTATTTAAGCGAACTTAAGCCAAATTCAGGGTCATCATTAAAAGACCAGGTTTCAAGATTAGAAAACGCATTAGACGAACAGAGACTTGACTCTATAAAATCAAGAGATCGCCAAGAGAAAAAACTCGATGAAATGTATCAAATTTTAATTGATCATATCGCTAAAGTTAATAAAGAATAATTTACTATATACTATATATAAAGATAGTTTTTAAAACTATAAAGATAGTTCTTATTTCTTATATATTTAAAGTATACACTACCGCATACCTGGCATAACACTACAAAAGTGACAAAATGGACATTGTTGATTATAACAATTTTATAACTTTAAATATCATGTCCGTTTTGTCTACTATGGTATAATTTTATTACTGGCTAATACCTAGATTTGTCCTATACCCACCAATCTAGGTGTTAGTCTTTTTACGTGGTATAATGTTGATATGTCTTTGCTTGGTCCAGAAACTTTCGGTGCAGATCCAGTCAATATCCAATGGCGTGTTGTCAGAGGTGATACTGGATCCCTACGTGTTGAATTTTTAGAGGATAATGAAGTAGATTTTTATGATACCACTGGCTGGATTTTTAGAGCAACCGCTTATGACCAGTCTGGAGATATACTTGATGCCCTTGATTGTGAGCCTGGTGAAGGGTTTGTTGATATTAAGGCTTATCCATCAGTTACAAAAAACTGGGGATTAAAATATAATAGAAATGTAGCGGAGTTACCATTTGATGTCCAGGTAACAATTCCAGACTTCTTTGAAGATACAATTTGGACACCAGTTATCGGAACTATTTTTGTTCTAGGAGATGTTACACCAGGGGGTACACTATAATGGCAGTTATTAAGATTGTTCCAATGCCAGGCGCAGTTGGAGACAAGGGAGACGAAGGAGCCGTAGGCCCCCAAGGTCCTCAAGGAGCACAGGGTTTACAGGGACCCGCAGGTGCTGACGCA